TCCTCATGAATCCAGTCTGAATTCAAAATGAGCTTGTCTTGCACACTTTTACTAACAGTCATCTGATGACCATCACTCAAGTCATATTGATAAGTGCTGCCTACCCATCTGCCAGTTCTTTTGCTGTATCTATTTGATGTCAGATCAGAGCTATCCTCAGATAACAAAGTGAATGTAAAGCTATCCCATGCACCATATTTATTCAGCCAGTGCAATCTACGTCTTGAATATGGACTGCATGACTGATCATAGTATATTTTATAAATCTCTGAATCTTTTGATGGTGTCGCAGTCTGCTTGATTTGGATGGTGTAGTAGTAGCAGTTATCAAAATCAGCTTGCACCAATGATGTATTTGTAACCAAAACAGATGGGCCTACACTAAGCAAAGGTATTATTAGACTAGTCCCTAATGCTCCTATCCAGGTAGCTGATGTAATAAGTGTACCACTGATATTGTATAGACTTACATATCCAGTACAGAAATCACCACCACTATTGATGATTGATAGATACTTTGCCTCTGAATAAGATACTAAATCCTTTCTATTTCTTGGAAAGTCAGTCAAGAATAAGTCACCTTTACCACCAGTATCAATGTCATAATCTTGATAATCCCAGTTTCCAGTAGTAGCATTGGCATATCTGAATGATCCATTTAAAAATTGGATTCCACTTGTTGCTTCAGAGGATGCAATGATAACCTCAGCTGGTGTACCATATTTTTCATAGATTAACAAGGACCATGTGTAGTTAGGATTCAATTCTTGTGCAAATGCACTAGGTAGATTGCTGGTAATAACCGCCCTACCAAGTGCTGAGATATTAAACTTGCCAGCATCACCATTCTCAGGGAATACTTGATGAGTAGAATTAAGTGAGCCATTGATATACACCTCAACAATGAATGAGAAATTAGCTTGTCCAGTATTGTCTGATTCAAAGGTCCATTCCACATTGTTGCAGATAGGCCAAAATGGCATTGGCTCATCTATTATTGTTATTGCCATGTTCTTGTGTTTTTTGTGAATGATATTTCAAACATCAATCCGGTGACAGCAGCTAGATCATTTGCTATCCTATCAAGGACCTCATTGCTCATGACATTGGATGTGATATTGCGAGGCTTGATACCATACTTGTTCTTTGTAGCTGATGCTGATGCATAGGCATGGCTCAGATCATATCCTTTCCATTGCTGTATTGCCTTTGCATGATTCTTTGAAACATTAGGATACTTAAAGCTATAAGGTGTTTGGAATTTATTCTGCCCTACTGGATTGACACCCTCATCTTGGAACTTGTAGTATTCGTCTGATTCAACAGTGATTGTCAAAGGACCACTTACAAAAGCTATAGTTGCAGCTGCTAGTCCTCCAGTATTGTTAACATTGTTGAAAATGTAATCTCTAAAGTTATCTGTTAGCTTATTACTTAGCTCAAGTATGAAGGCTTGATAGACATTGCTAGGCTGAGCTATATCACTTTGTGATAGTCCGAATTCTCCTAAAAAGTCTAGATCAGCCATGTCTTTGTAATATGTAATCTTGTTCCGCTTTTAGCTTAAAGAAGTTGAGCCAAAACAATGTCTTTATATATGGCTGACGCGTGATAGTGTCCACATCTTTGCCAAGCTCTTGCGCCAGCTTGAGGAGGATTCTTGTCCATGTAAACCATTCGCTGTCTCTAAGAGTTTCTGATGCATTGTCTGATTCTGATTCATCAGCCTCGCTGTCTGTATTCCCAAGATAGCGAGCTTCCGCCTCTCTGATTCTCGCAAAAAAAAAGCGAAGAAGTTCAGAAATTCATCACCGGGAAAGGCCCTCTTGAATATCTCTTCCCTCTTATTGTTTGCATTCTGTACCTTGCCCCTATCATCCTCTTGGCAGTATTCCATGCCCTCCTCAATGTAACAGATAGCCAATGCCTCACATGGTGATGAGCTGACATCCTCAATGAGCTTCATGTCAATGATCTGACCAGTCTCTATTGCACTAAAGTCCTTTTCAAATCTATATCTCTTACCTTCTATCTCAATGAATTCAGATGGCTCATTTGTGCTGTATTGTGATAGCATATTCAGAAGTACACTGCTGGCATTCATGATGTCATCAATGTGAATCTTTCTAACCTTGTTGATTGGCAGTCCGGTGAAGATGCTGACAAGCTGTGACTGAAAGTCAAGCATGTTGATAAGTGACTTATCTGTCTGCTGGATGAATGGTGCCAGCATGAGCCACTTAGTGAGCTGATCAGGTCTACACTCTTGGATTGTCTGTGGATAGTTTACATCAATGGTTTTCATGCTCTTAATATTTTGTATTGCCCTCTCTTACTGTAGTTCTTTTTACTATGCCATGCCAGTGCTAGTGAGATCACCCCATCATCATGCAGTCCACTTGGCGCAGAGTATTGTACTGACCTGGTATTTGGATTGTAAATATAAGTAAAATTCTCAAGCTCATCTATCAGCCATTGCTCTTCTATTATCTTGATCTCTGACTGTTCAAAGGCTAGTGCTAGATCTTCAATGATGATAGGCTTGGTCTTGCTGGTAGTTGTGAAGGGATTGACTAGATTGCGCAGCCTTGAGGATAGCATCTCATAGAAGATATCCCCTTGATTGTTGACCTCTATCAATGTGACTGCTTGATATTGCTTGATGATGTCTGCTACCTTGTCAATGATCTTGGACCACTCATCATGACGCCACCTACCTACATATACCATCTGCCCTCTCTCATTCAGTATTGTCAGCACTGTATAGTCATCTGCCCTACCTATATCAAGTCCAGCGTAGCACTTGACACCTCTCTCCCATGTGCCAGCTGACTGCCTCACGTTCTTGAATAGTCCGCTTGCATTGTCAATGAATTCAGCCATGTATTCTTGTCTGAAGATATGATCAGGCAATGACCGCTTTCTCTCCTCCAGCTCTTGTGGTGCAATCATAGGATTGTCATAGGATGTGAAGTGGATATACTTGTATCTATCATCATAGTTAGGCTGCATACACAAGGCATGAAAATGATTCTTTCCCTTTGGTGTTGAGATAAATATCACCTTCTTTCCTTTGACCATGACAGTTGCAGATAGGACCTCATTCCACAGCTCAGGTCTTGTGAAGGCCATCTCATCCACTACCATAAAGTGGAAGGTATTCCCTCTGATATTGTCGGGCCGTTCACCACTAAAGAATTCTATTGATGATCCAAAGCCAGTGACCTTAAGATCTGACTTGTTGAATTCAAATAAACCACTGTTTTTTGTAGCTCTCTCAAGCTCTGCAAATACTTTCTTTCCTTGCTTGTATACTGGTGTCACCCAAGCAATCTGTGAGCCTGGATGATTGATGGCCCAGTACAGAAGCTGATTGATTCCTAGTAAGGTCTTACCAAACTGCCTACCAATATTCAGAGCATAGTATTTCTCGGTGCCTTGATTGATAGCATTGTGGATATGCCTCTGATTAGGATGAGGTTTGTAACCTTTGATTGTACTCATTCATCAAAGTCAAAGTTATCAACATTCCTAGTCTCTACTTGCTGACGATCATGCATGCCAAATTTGTTTTTAGCATAGAAGATTCCTTTGCCTTCATTGGCTACAATATCCTTGCCTAGAGCTATGAATTCACCATCAATATTTTTTATAGTGTGCGATTTGTCTTTGTTCTCCCTCAACCAATCATACCATGTTCTCCTTGCAATTAGTTTCATTCCTAATTTCATTGGAATCCAAATCAATAAAAAATAATCTATAGTAGGAATTTGCCTATCAGGTACATCCACTACCTTACCACTGCCAGCTACATGTGGTTTAGTTTTATTGAGGCATTCTTGAACATATTCATATCCAAGGTCCTCCAGTTGATCAACTACCTCTTGAGAATATGCCATTATTTCAATTCATTTATTTTAGATTCTGCCCATGTCTTTGCTGCCTTACCACCCCATAAAAGGTATGAGATGTATCCACAATCTTCAGGTGTACCATTTTCATAGTAAGTCTCAGCTCTTGATAGATAGCTTATCATTCTTTTGATTGTATCAATGGATAGCTTTTCTCTATTGCTGAGCTGCTGTGCTCTGACCTTTCCCACTTGTGTTGCACACCTATTCCCTTGCTTTTCATTCAGCTCTATCCCTCGTCTAGCATTGTTGACTACAGCATCAGGATAGTCATTATAGCTATCTTGAAATTCTTGCTTTGCTCTTTGCCAGGATGACTTGCATACTGGATAGCGTTGAGTAGATGGATATTCCTCTGTCATCTTCTCATCAGCCATGCATCTAGTGATGAATTCATTCTCTGACTCTGCTGGTCTTGGTTTAGGTATTGGCATTATTTGCAGTATTTAGTGTAAAATGTATATGGCACCACCTTCATCTTAGCCAGGATCCATATCAGTGGCCTATAGGCTTTGAAGTTGTACTTCTCATATTTGGCTCTGTCACCATTGCGGAGGCTGATCAGTGCATTTATTTTAGATTCGTATTCCCCTAGCTTAGTCATATCAAACTCAGGCTTTACATCGAATAGCTCTCTAGCTTGTTGCTTTGTCAATCTTCCTGATCTGACTTGTGCAGAAAGGTATACTATTCTCTTGTCAATGCCAAATTTATTCGGCAGTAGAAAGCTACCTACAAACTCAGTGTAAACATTCTCACAATGCTTGCCGCCATAGTCTTGCCATTGAATCAGTCGTTTCATTTCAGCCTCCATTGTCTCTCTATCGAATCCATAGTGGAATGGCCTAACATTCTTGATTCCCTTCAGTGCATAGTACAGTTGATCCTTGAATGTGAATAGTGGATAATTAGTTAGCTCAGATTGTGTATATGCCTTGTAGACTGATCTGATATACTTGGCATCCATGTAGGTCCATGATGCCGGTGTTGATCCCTCAGTTCTGAAGTCATGACCATTGAGAATGTATTTGATGTTGTACTTGTGTGCAGTATCGTACATCAGCTTTGTCATTGCTATATCATTGGGGATATCTGCATCAGGCAGTCCAGCGTAAAGGAATGCTTCATTGAGCTTATCGTATTCTGACTTGTTCACCTGGTAAGTGATAGCATCTACATTCAGCTTCTTGATGAGCTGCTGCATATTGTGCACAGCTTGTGGTGCATTCCAGTTGTTA